GCAGTAGAGAATGTTGGATTCCGCCCTCCACCACCATTATTATTAACAACTGTATTTTTTGTTAGGGCATTAGATATTCTTGACATTATACTATTTGATGAAACTATTCCTGAAGTTGCACTATCCTCACTAGATTTTTCTAATGTTGTATTTATTTTATTTAATGATTCCAACATTGCCATATTTAAATTTGTTTGGACAACATCTAAATTGCTTTGTCCGTTTATGGCTTTTCTTACTTCATCATCTGCTGGAACTCTTAGCCCACTATTCTCACGTAGACTATCTGATGAGCTAACCATTTTTCCTTCTTTGAATGTGGCACGATGGGTATATTTAAATTCAGAAGGATCAGCATTTGGATTTTGTTCTTTCCATCTTTTAAATGCCTCTTGTGGAGACAAACCACCAGCACGTTCAGACATTTCTCTTATGTATTCTTTTTTCTTTCTTATTTGTTCGGAAGTCAATGATCCAGCAAAGCCTTTGTTCATTTCTGCGTATGTATTACCTGGGTCACCAAACTCTCCTGCTTTTAATTTTCTTTCAAACTCCATTTGTTTTTCATATTCTGTAAGTCTCTTTTTTGGTGCTCCTGCTTTTGCTTTTGCTTCTATTGATTTTTTATCATTTTCTTCTAAACTGGCTTCTAATTTATCTGCAAGAGTTCCTTCATGGACATCTTTAACAAATTGTTTTGTTCCTTTTGCAAACTTTTTAAGTCCTTTATATATAGGTCCAATAATAGGTGTATTTGATAATGAGTCATCTATCCATGCCCCTATATCTTTAAACAATGTAACAAGATAATTAATAGGTGTCATTATAGTAGCAAATGCTGATTTTATACCTTCCTTTAATTGTTTAGGGTCGAATAACATTCCAAAGAAATCTGATACCATGCTACCAAAGGCTTTAACTTTTTCCCACATCTTTCCAACAAATCCAGGTCCTGATAAGAAACTATCAATATAACCAAAAAGTTTCTTTCTTATATATTTATGCACAACCCAGAAACTTTTTAGACCTTCTTTTAATAACTTAAATGGAAATGTTACAACGTTCCAGATTCCCTTTATTAGTTTTCCTATTCCTGATAAAGCAGAAGATATAACTTTAGAAATATTTTCACCGCCAACAAACCCTAATATACCTCCCGCTATTGCTCCAATTGCACCACCAATAGCAAGACCTATCGGACCCCCAAACGCTCCAATTGCTGACCCTAAAGCTGCACCTTTTAATGCGCCATGTTTTGCTCCTTTCGCTCCACCTTTTCCTGCCTCTCCAGCTCCTCCTAATGCAGCAGAAAATGCTCTAACTAAAATTCCACCAGCAAATTCTCCTGGACTAACTACGGCTTGTACCATATCTGCCATTGTCATAAAACCACCAACAAGTGCTCCTGCGGTTCCTGCCGCCGCTGTTCCTGCTACTGTTGCAGCACCTTTAACTCCCCAACCCAAAAGCCCTCTGGCTCCACCTGCTTTTGCTGCTCCATACCCACCCTTTAATATGTTCCCGCCTGTTTTTCCAAGTCCTTTACCTAACTTCATAAAACCTTTTAACCCAAATCTACCTAAGAATGATACTATATTTAAAATTCCTTTTCCGATTGTTGAAAAAATACGAAAAAATCTTTTGAACCATACAAGAGCAACTGGTATAACAGTTCCTTTTATAAAATCAGTAAACTTTCTACCTTTTTCATGTGCTTTATCAAGTTTATCAGAATGTTCTTTTCCAAAGTCTTTTATCTTACCTAGTAAGAATTCTTTTTTCTTTTCTATTTTTAAATTGTCTTTAAATGATTTCAATGTTGTTTTTGCTGTACTTGCTATATTATCAGCCATACTTGGAGAGTGTGGCCCTTCTCTTTCTTCTCTGTCTTCTTCAGCTGTTCTTATTCTACTCATTTCAGAAACAAGTCTTCCTGGGAAAGTTTTAGTTGTTTCCCAAGCTCTATTCTTCATATCCAAAAGCTGATTTGCTACACTTGAGTCTTTTACTGTATCAATAGCATCTACAGCTTTTCCTTTGCCCGCTTTTGCGGCACTAACAGCTTTACCAGCCATAGCACCAACTGTTTCAAGGGCTCCTTTAGCTTCAAACCCTGCTTCTCCAGTTCTTAGATTAACACCGCCACGTTCTCCAGAGTACCCTTCCTTTACTGTATTAGCAACTGTATTTACATCTGTAATCCAAGGAAATTTCTCTTCAATGTTTTGGAATGTAACCCCCATATTTTTTAATAACTTCTTTGGGGTTAATAAATCAGAGAATGAAGTAAGTCCTGCTTCTGATAACGCATCTTTATCTAGGTCTAATGCCTCACTAAAACTATCAAATAGTGTTCGTGGTCTTCCTCCCTCTCCTCCCTCTGGTTTCTTGGTCATGAATCCTTTTATCTGACCGAAGAGAGTATAAGTTTTATCGCTTGTTGGTGTAATAGGTTCACCAGCTAAAGTTTCAGCTGTTACCTTTGTGTATTTAGTAATATCTCTTAAATGACCAATAGTTTTTGTATAAATCAACGCAAGCATATTAACTTGTTGTTGATATACGTTACTAGTTCTTGTTGCTTTGCTTACATCTCCAGCTAAACCACCCCTTAAACTAAATAAAGCTTTGAATGGGGCAGACACTACACTTTTCATTGTTTGGCCAAACATTATCATTGCTCTAAAACTTGGGTGTTTTAATAATGTTTGTTGATATGCTATAGATAATCTATCTGATGTTCCGATCATAGCAACTTTTAGTTCTTCAATTGAATCTATCATTCGATCTTGCCATGATCTAGTTTCTTTACTGTTAGATACTTTTGTATATTCATCAATGAATGTTGAAATTATATCTTGTTTTGTTTCTTCCCCTTTATTTACGACTTCCTCCATTCTAATAACACTTTGTGACATGGTGGATAATGTTGCATTTAATTTATATGTATTATCTTCTGCTTTTGCATTTTTAATTTTATCTAAAACTTTATCTACAGGAGTTATTATTTCTGCGGCATGAACTTCAACAATTCCTCTTTTCTTTACTAACCCACCTTTTCTCATTTTTGGGATATAATCACCATACTCATCATCTTCATCTTGAGAAACTTTGTTTTTTCTTCTAAATTTATTTAATACCGAACTCCCAACACTACTAATTTTTTCTCCCATCTTTCGTGATATATTTTGAAATGCTTCTGTCTCAACTGCTTTTGCTGCAAAATATCCAAGTAATGGCGTGGCTCTGGATAACGACATAGCAATAGTATTTTTTTTATTAAGACTAATATCTTCGCCAATTGCCTTTCCATATTGTCCAATAGCACCAGCTGTAGCTTTTGCTGTATCTACTGTGATATTCTTTACACCAACAGATAAATTTTTGATTGTTTGACCAAGATTTTTTACAACACCATTATATGCCTCTGCGGTTTCATTTGTGAATTTAAGATTCTCTATTTCAAGTTGTTTCATCATTTTCTGTTGTTCTTTTGTTAGCGCACTAACCTCACTTGATATTTGTAATGTTTTTTTGTTTTGGGTTTTGACAGCAGTGTCTACTGATCTATGAAGACTGTTGATACGATTTGCTCTGTCACTCTCCATGTTAGCTCTTGGTTCAACATTACTGGGTTTTATATCCTTTGCCATTTATATTTCCTCTATATTTTTTCTATAGCTTTATATACTTTTGATGGTATTGATTTTACTAATGTTAAAGTACATATGATTTCAGATGGTGTAAATAATTCTTGATATGCTAGTTGATGCTCTGCAATTAAATCTGCTGCAAATACTTGTTTATATGTAACATACAATGGGTAGTATATTTCTCTGAAGTGATATGTAATTCTAGATATTAAATTTCCAGACCCTTCACTGTCAGCTTTCATTATTGTATAAATTGATACAACAAAATTATGACTAATTTTATCAAAAACTTCTTCATTTAATCCAGAGTGTTTTTTAAATGTTTTTTTCATTAAAGTTTCATACTCTTTTAGAAATACAAATGTTTTATATTTCCCTTTTTCAATGTTGTAAATAAATTCACATAGTTTTTCTAGATCTTCTTTTTTTATTTTATTTTCATCGCACCCAAAAACTCTACAAAAATAGAAAGAATAAAATTTTTTAAATTCTTCCAAAAAATTTTTATAAAAAAATTTATTATTTATTATTGATACAAAATGTATCATTTCATGAATAGTAACAGACGCTAATGCCTCATTCGAAGCAAAAGAAAATATATTAGTTCCTTCTTCAACAAAAATATATATTTTTTTTAATGATGGTACAGCACAACCCATTATACCAAATAAGCTAACGGGTTGTAATTTAAATAATGATCTTAATATACTTTTTGTTTTATATGCAGGAATTATAATAGATTTTTCAATCAACTCTTCAATTTTTTTAAAAACAGGTCCGCCTTTACTAGATTGGCTCATTGCTTCTACATATGATTTTTTTAATTTATCTGATGTGTATACCTTATTACCATAGAATTCTCCAGCTATTTCCAAATTCCCTTTTGGAATGGTGAACAATTCTGATAAATTTTTGTTATGCATTTTTTATATCCTCTTACTTTTGATTATATAAACTAAGAATATCAACAAACCCTGATATTTCTCCAATGTTATTTTTTACATGTTTCATTATACCTTCATTTGTATAATCCCTTATAGCTCCTGAATTTCCTGCTATAATATCTGCCATCTCTGATGATAATTGTGTAAACTCTTGTGTACCAAGTAATAATGGTGGATCGTATTTTCTTACATACATAACACATGATGTACTTAAAACCAAGTCATCATGGCATCCCCTTTCTGCCTCAACTCTACCACTTGTTTTTGTTACAAGACCAGCAATTTCCAAAGCTAATCTTTCTGATTTTACACATTGTGGGTATTGTGTAATATAAGAATACAATGCATCAATCATCAAGGGTCTTGTTTTTGAGTTTGTAGAAAGACCAGGCAATACAGTTTGTTTCCCTCTTTTTTCTTTATAAATCATATGAGAAAATTCACTATTATTCAATTGTTCTACAACCTGGTTTCCATAGGAGTTTGATTCGATTACTGCTAACCCTGGATATTGACTTAATAGAACTTTTACTACTTTTACAAAATCTAAAACTTTACACTTGCCTTGATATTCTGAAACTTGTTCAAGAGTTTCATAATCCCAAACAGTTATCGCTGATTTATCCTCACCATGTTCTGGAGCTGTATCAACTCCTAATATATAATATTTACCGGGGATTGAATTTGCAAATTTCCAAATCTCTCCATTAAATATTCTTATTTTTTCTAATGGTTTTTGAATTGCATCTTGAACTCTCTCTACTGTTTCAGCTTCAAAGAATGATCCTTCAGCAGGTAAGAATTTTAACTCTAATTCCTGTGCAATTTTTCTTTGATCATTATCAAATAATGAACATTGGGTTTTATACCAATCCTTATCTTCTGCTAGTTCTTTTATACTTTTCCAATGAATAACAAAAGGCTCAAATATATCATCTCTTGATACAGCACTCTGATACCTTTTGAAATACCATTCTCCAACACCAACTGTTTTATTTGGTGTTGATAGAACAACTGTACCATAAGGAACATTGGCTTTCTTTGCTTGCATCTGGTTTGTAGAAAGAGCTGGGACCATTGAAGTCCATGCCGTATCAATATGATGAACGAATGCAGCTTCATCTATAACCAAAAATGTTAATGCTTTACCACGAAGGGTTTTATCTGGAGCGTTTGGGTTAACTGGTGAAGCATAAACCTTTGACCCATTTGTTAGAATAAAAGATTGTTCTGTTCTTTTTGCGAATCCTTTTCCTAATGGCCCCTTTGGTGGTTTCATCCAATCTGGAACTTTCTCTACCATACCACGAATTGCTCTTGCAAAGTCTGTTGCTTCTTTCCCATCCTTTGAAATAATACCTATTACAGCATTATCAAAGAATATAGCCAACCATGCAGAATAAGCCTGTATAATAGTAGAAATACCAACCTGGCGACTCTTCAATACCAAAACATATTTTTTTTCTTCAACTAGATTTACAAGTTCTAATTGTTTTCTGTATGGTATTAAGTGTGCATCCTTTCCTGGTATCTCTATCATTACATAATTTTTACAGAAATGTTCAAAGTCACTTTTGCATCTTAAATATTCAGTAACATACTTATCCGCTAGTTCCGCTAAATTCTTGCTTCTTGGTGTTATCTGATCTTCATCTTCTTGGATTGTATCTTCTATTTCTTCTGTCATTTTGATTCCCCATTATGATCTAAGACTCCTATATTTTAAAAATTTCCAGATGAACCACATTTATATTTTGTTCTGATTATTGCTGTGGTTCTAATTTTTCTTATTGGTTCTTGACAGATTAATAGTAGCAGTCGATTCCCATGAAGGACCGCTTTTAGCAAACCTTACAATAGAACTCCATAATATATACTTTCCTTCGAAATCTATATATTCAATTGCCATTGGTTTTAATTTAATACACTCTCCAACATCTATTAGATTTAATATTGGTAGATTTCTTTCAATGTTTAATGATAGTGTTGATAAATCAGATATTGATCTTCCAAATCTTGAGTTAAACAATGTAGAGTCTGTTTCGTACCCAGTGTCTCCATTATAATATTTTTTTCTTTTTACAGATGGATCAATAAATAAATTTTTATTTTTAGAACTATATAACAAAGAATATTCTTGGGCTACTGATTCTAGATTCTGTGTTATTGTTGATGTTAAAGTATTCTTTGGTTTAATTATATGATTAATATCAGATGCTAGATCCGCAAATACTGAGTTTCCAGAATAATCGGTATTTAAAGCATCATATGTGTAAAATGTTTTCCCACCCATACTCTCATCAAAAACTTTCTGAACTAATTTGTTATCTTCTCCTGAAGCTAATTGGTAAACAGTAAATGCTTGATCTCTGTTTAATTTTCCTGTTAAATTTTTAATATAGACTTTATTATCATACTGGCAAAAAACTCCAGGTGTTCCTGAAAATAACCCAAATCTCTGATCTAAATACCCATCAAATATATCACCGCTTGATCTACTATATTCTTTTATAACTTTATAAAATGTAGTTGGGGGGATACAAACTTGATCTACTACATTATTATTTCTATTATAACTATCAAAATCAAGAGAAGCTCCAACTTTGGTTGTTAGAGATGATACTATTTGATTTAATGTGTTTCCTACAAAAACATCATTTACCAAAGTTGACATTGTTACATAAGGTTTTCTTGCAACTGTTGTGATAGTAACATTTGTTCTTTCTTTTACTTGATTTTTATCAAGAACTTTATTTGCTGTCAATTGAAGGTTAGATGTTAAGTATAATAACTCTACATCAATTCTTGGTCCTGGGTAATCTGATTCTCTAAGAAGTGTAATATTTAAATGTATTGGTTCACCACCAAAAATATCTTCAATGATTGCATCTGATGGATCTAAAAGAAAAGTTATATCAATAACTTGATATGCTGTACTTAAAGATGAAGTTATTATAACTTCCACCGTATCATTTGTATAATCTAAATCTTTTATTTTCACTTGTATGTTGTATAGTTTGTTCGGTACTAGATATGGCGTTTTCTCTGGCATGTAGTTAGTATCCTTTTTGTTTTTTGTTCCAAAAAAAATATAGGGTGGGTTAATAATTCCCACCCTATATGAAACTTCTAATATTTATCAAGACAATCTTTTCAATACTTCCAACATCCTTCCTGGAATTACAAGAACACTCTCTGCTGCATTTTCCAATAGTTTTTTAGTATTCAAATTCTCTTCAAAACTACTGTATCTTATAATAGCTAAAAACATTTGCCATGATGAAGGAAGGGGGGAATTAGATGCAGCTTGTATTTCTTTTAAAATTTCGGAAATTGCATCTCTTTTCTTTTTACCATATTCTTCTATTACATCCAAAACTCCTAACATATCACTTTCAGATAATTGATTCGAGAAGCTTTGTGTAATCATGTCTGTAATATTCTCAGTAAATACTTGCATATAAGATGTCATCGCAGATGTCATGCTTGTGTTGGAACTAACAATATGCACTTGTCTAATCTCTCCAAGACTGAATGAGAATACTAACCTATTACCCTTATACATGGTTGATAATCCAAATGATAATGATGCAGCTCTAGTACCATTGTAACTGTTATTAACAACCATAACAGGAATTATATCCCCAACATTTGCTATTTGTTGACTACTCTGTATAAAGATTTCATTTCTCATACGAGTATAATCTGCAGACATAATTGCATTTTCTATCATGATTGGCATACCAACCGATGTTATCGATTCTCTAATTCTTTGGTTTACAACATCATTCCCTATGAATTTATAAAGCTGAGATACACACCCAACATATTGATAGTCTGTCCATTGTGGTGCTTTTGTAAAGATGGCTAACATTGGAAGTTCTACACTATCAGTTGGATGTTGTTCACCTTCATCTAAAATTGAAGGAGGGTGTGTTATTACTTGTCTGTATACTACTTCCCCATATCTATCTACATACTTGTATAATCCTTTATCACATCTTGAAGTATCAAGCCCCATAGTGGCAGCTCGTTCATCAAATCTTTGTCTTGCCATTTCACTCTTCTCCTTTTACTTTATCTTCTGGAATATCATTATCAATTAAAATTTTCTTCATGGTTTCTTCCAATTTTGATCTAACAGTTTCTTGAAACAATTTGTTTGATTCGTTGAATTTCAATAAAACTAAAATGTTAATAAATAAGTCTATCGATTCTTCTAATGTTTGAACTCCCTTATTGTGACCATATCTATCTTTTAGAACCTCTAGTTCGACATCACCGCTGTCAACATTTTTCTTTAATGAAAGTAAAGTATATGCATAATATAATTTATCAATCATAGAACCATATATTCCAACTTTTTTCATATTTATAATCTTTCAATTATTGAACGAAGATATATATCACGCCCGTCGAATTTGAATTGTGGATTTTGAATCTTTACTTTGAATCTTCCTTCTAATTCCCAAAATCTTTTCATTCTTTGTTTTGTCCAAATAGATGCATGTGGGCAAGATGGTTCATTTAACAATTCTGTTGTCAATAGAATATTATGAGCTTGAAAATCAAATCCTGTATAACATGGATCAAAATCATCTTCTTGTAACAACATTTGTGCAAGAGTTTCATAGTTTGGAACGATCACATCCACTACCCCACCTTTTTTCAATACGGTTGATACTAAATAAATAAAATATTCGACTTGTGTAAAAGATACATGCTCAAGAAAACGATATATTACAACACGATCAAATGTAAATGATATTCTTTCCATGAATGTAAATACATCCATGTTTAAATTTTCATATTTTGTTAATTTATTAGAATCAGCTTCCCAATCTTTAATATCTTTTTCTATAAAAGCTGCTGTGTTTTCTGTAAAATATGATGTATCAACATTCAATAGATATTTAGGTATTAAAAGATTTTCTTGACTTGATACTGGAAAGGGAGCAAATTTACCACCTGCTAAATTTAATATACGCATTAGTTCACCTCACAAATTCCACCACTATACTTTTAGTAAATGGTGCAATATAAAAGTTAAAATACTTCTCTCTGTCAATGTCATCTGGATCCATTATCTTTAAGGTTGTACCTGATATCTCAACCTGACCATACTCTTTCAAAAAAATATTAAACTTATTTTTATCTATTGGGATTGCAAACAATTTTATATTTTTGGTTGTCATTATGTGATTTTTTATTTCTTGTAAATTTCTGAATATTGATTCTTTATTCAGATAATTTATTTTACAAATTCTTTGATAAATTTTATCCATTTCTTCATATCTGTGGGATACTCCCTTGATAGATGTTTTACCAAAACTATCAATTGCAATATATTTTGTTCTGTCGATTGATGTTATAAAGATTAGAAAATGTCTACGAATGTTAAGCTGTATCCCTCCCAGGTCGGTTACACGGAGAGTTTTTGTTATAATGATACCATCATACTGCCTCAATATAATATCGTTGTCTGTAACCCTGTTTGCGTTGATGTAATTATCTATAACTGATTTGGTGTGACTTCTTAAAGCACTAGTTAACTTTGGATTTTTTCTCATCATTTTTCCAATTTGAATATTTCTTTCTTCTTTATCTAACGGATTGATTCCAGAAACATCAAACGAGAATGTTTTCATAATTGTATAATGACATGATTCTATATCATATAAATATACATCTCTGAGAAATAATTTTAAATTTTTATTAATTTTCATTTTATAGTTTTATTGGGAATGGGGAATATCTACATCCCCATTCCCAATCCGTTGAATTTACTACTTTAGAATATTGATAATTACATCGTCAATTTGCAAATGATGATTAATATCTGAAATATCTTTTTGTCTGTCTATCAACCACTCAACTACTGATTGATTCGTTGTAAATTTAGCAAGAGCTTTGGCTGATTGTTTATATAACAGTTGAACTGTTTCTAAAGACGCTTGTGCTTGCATCTTTTCATTATTTAACGTATATGTATCACATGGAATTGGTAACTCCAAATCTTTTCTTTTTAATTTGATAATATTGTAAGGGATCAATTTTCCATTGAATTCTACACATAAACTACAAATAAGTCCTGTTTTAATTCCATAAGCTTTAATAAAAATTGTATCACTAAATTGATGAATAACACGGAATCCGTTATTATAAATATCCATTGCAAGTGGGGTTACATCTAAGACAGGAATAGTGTCTGCATTATCAAATACTTTCAAAACACGTTTGTCATTTCCTTCTGCATCTTTTCCACCTGATGGGTCTTTAACTGCCATAATGAGAGTTTGTTTTGAATCAATACCACGGATCGAAACTTTTACTTGATTTATATTATTAATATTACTTGAATTTTTCTCGAACCATTTTTCTAATGATGTAATTTTTGCAATACTCATTTGTGGCACTACTTCTGATACAACATCTTCAACTACTTCTGCAGCTGCTTCTTGAGGAGTGGTTTGAGGCTCTTCAATTGGAAGATCTAAATCCGACTCTGAAAATACTGTTTCTTCTGGTGTTATTTCTTTTAGCAATCTTTCTAAATTCTCTGTTGTCATTGGACTATTCTCCTTTTCACTTTCTTCTGTTTTTTGTACTACATTCGAATCTTCTATTTTTTCCATTTTGATATGTCACTTTCCGAGTTTTCCCGCCATTTATCTGGATTTATAATTGAATATGTTTCCAAAGCAGCACCAGCTAAAGCTAATACTTTAATTATTTCTTCATATGCTTTTACTGGAGCACTTCCACAGTTTTCATACTCTGTGCAATTTTCTAACCATGGAGGTAATTCTGACTCCCACTTTCCTGCATATGCTTCCTTTGCTTTCTTTACATATTCTTCAAGAAACAAGATAAAACTTGGGAAACTCAATGATGGATTATTATGATATTCTCCAAATATTTTTCTTTCATATTCTCTCTCTTTATCATATAGTTTTTTTATCATAATTGTTCCCTTTCATTTCTAATTTTAAAATACAACTCTGTTAACAATGATCTTCTTGCACTATCTGTAATATTATAATCTTGATTATATAAATCGACAACATATGTTGGTATTTTATCTTTTAACCGATCTGGAATTTGACCTCCAAACAATACTTCTCTTGAAAAAGGAATTCTGTATTTTGGAAAGGCTTGTAATTTACCTTTGTTTCTTCCTGATATTAACATTGTTATAAACATATCGTAATAATACACAAGTCCTGGTTTCTTTATGAATGTTATAGCAGCACCAGCTATTATAGCAAATTGGTCGATTGCATATTGGGGGATAAATGTATCCCGAACATAAAACTTTCTTTTATCTTTCTTTTTTAAAAACCAACTCTGCCATCCTTCTGGTGTTTGATCAAAATACCCCCCATAGAACTTTACAATATCACCTTTTCTACAGTAAAATTTTGGGCTTTTCCTTATGCAATGTGTGTCACTCAAATACCTTGTACTTACTCCACTTTTAATTCTTGTAATTCTGAAATAATTGTTTGTCGTTGTATGGGGGTCCCAGGGAAATTTTGTAGATTCTATTGTTCTATCACAAATATCTTCTCCCATCAAACCCGCCTTCAATACCTTTCCAATTAACTGCGATTGCTTCAGATGTATGAATAGATTCTTCATGCACACATTTTACAATCCAATCACGAACTGGTAAACAATTAAGAGCTGATGATATTATTCTAATAGAATCCTCAACAAACATTGGGTTGTCTGCTGCAACTCTTGCTATCTCCTGTTCATCAATTCTTTTGATTATTGGGTAAGGTAAAGTTTTTATTTTTGTTTCTACAGCTTCTATAATATCTTCTAACCATAAATAATTATCGGGGCTACTTTCAATTAATATGTTTGTATATGATCTTTGATTGTGTGGGAACCCCTTGTTTTGATTCGATAATAAATGATTACATAATTCTGCTGAACATGGGCAATAAGATGCATATTGAATTGTTACCCCTTGATAGAATCTAAAAATATCCATAGGGTACGCTATACCAGGATCAACAAGTACAGGTCTGTTTATTAATTGCCCCTCAAATCTACATTTATAATAAATAGGAAATTCATTATCTGATAAGATAGATTTTTTTATAACTGGCATACGAAATTCAAATTTCATATAACTTGAATTGCTTCCAATGTTTTGCCTCATGTCTTCAAGAATTTTTCTAACTAATACTTGCTTCAATGGTAAATCCAAATAAGGTTTTAATGTAAGTAGGAGTCTAGACATCGAAATGCCTTTTGTTTTTGAATCTAAATTTGTTCGCATGGAAACATTGGCATTCAATTGATGAAACCCACCATGTTTAGATTCTAATTTAAAAGGAACCTCAACGTTTTCAACTCCTACTTGCTTTATTGGTATTGGAATATTTGGAGATTCGCATTGAATATCTGGAAGACATTCTTTGCTTGACATAGATATTTATCCCCCCTCTATATTAATCTATAAACTTTTTCCTTGAATTTCTCTTTCCATTCTTCATCTACTTCTATTTCATGTTCATTATCATATCCACATTGAAACCTAATCGGATTGTATTCCCACAACTCAGGATTTTCATCCCTCATTACATT